GAGGATAAATGACTGTATCAATCGGTTTGCCTAATTGATCTGATGTAATGTAGATAAATAGTGCATAATTACTAGGATCATAAGTCATTTTTTCGCCGCTTAAAACTATTTTCCCGTCAGTCGGTTGCGTGGCGGTTAAGCCAACATTGGAAAACTTAATACGGGACAAATTGATATATGTAACAGCGGTAGGCGTTCCCACGCATCTGATGCATCCGTCTGATTGGACAGTATATTTGACACCATTGCGCTCAATTTGCGTTCCTGTTCCACCTAATAACGGATATGGAAACGGAATTAAATTTTTACCCAGCACCTCAACACCTATCTCCCCGCTCTGCCCCGTGCTCTTAATCTCCTGCGGGTACTCCGGGGACGGGGATGGCTTTCCGCCAGTGTAAGGTTCGTAATTGGACGCAGTTGGCTGTGTTTTGGATATCATCGCCTTAACCTTGCCATTAAAGGCTTCTTCGAGTCTGAGGAATATCCGAAACTTATCTCCATCCATTACTTTTATTTTTGCCGCAACTCCTTTCATGGAACTTCCCAATGTGATATTTATCCCATTTCTAAATGCAACGACAAATAAATTCACAGATGCACTATCTGAATAAACATAATATTCCCCAGATGCTAATAACGGGAAATCGTCGTATGAACTTTCGTTGCCCATGCCACTGCGTCCCACTGCATAGATGTCATTCTCTCTTGCACCGGATATCGCTATCCCATCTTTAAATACTTCAAGCCCTTCTCGCTTTTCTCCTACCTCAAACGGCAA